GTCCTTCGTTAAAGAACATGGCACTGCTGGTGCCCTAATATGGAATGTTGCATGAATTATTTTTATGAGAAGAATCGAGAATTAATAGAATCGAATGTCAATAAGACATTTGAAGAAGTTCTTTGGATGACCAAAGATGAATTTCGCCAATGGGTAATTGACCTTCGTAAAACTGTTGTTGAGTTGTGGGATGAGAAAGGTCAACCGCCTAGAGTTGGTTATGATGAGCATGAGATTGTAAATCAGTTCAATAAAATGACTTCATTTCGTGTAAATGAATTTCTTGTAAAAGATGTATTGACAGGTGAAGAAGATGTGATTCGAAATACAAGTGTAATTGGCAATGCTGTTAATCAGTGGTTCCCAACAATGATGAAGACTCGCATCAACTATACCAAAGATGTGAACAAAGGTAAATCGATTTACGATTACTTTGCTAAAGATGAGTTGCTTGACACCTTTGTCACTTATGCAAGCAGACACTTCAAGAGAGATTCATTCTATCACTACTCTACACCAGTTCAGATTGGTGCAATAATTACAATTGGCTCAATCACAAATCAAATAAAATCCGCAAAAGAATTCATTGAACATTTTGAGACTCAATGGCGTGGATATGATACGCATGACTATTGGCTTGAATCGACTGAAGAAGATAAAGAGTACACTGGTTACAATGAAGAGTTAAAGAACAACAAGTACATCACACTCACCCGTGATGAGATTGATACTCTTCCAATACCTGCACACTGCATTACAAACATCGAATACAAAAACGCAAAAATGTTTAGAATTAGAATGTTTGAAAAAGGACAAAAACTTTTTCCTGTTGGATTGAAAGCCTTTCGTGTTTCTTTCTGTCAATATGCTGTAAACTTTCCACCATTGACTGCGAAATATCTCTATGAACGATACACTAATGAATTTAAAGACCAAGACCAAATCAATATTTACGACCCATCTTCTGGTTGGGGTGGGCGCTTGCTTGGCGCTATGTCTATTGACGATGAGCGTAATATACATTATATCGGAACAGACCCTAATAGAGACCATGATACCTCAATCGGTCGTACAAAGTATCACGAGTTCGCCGACTTCTTTAATACAAAAACTACGAGAGCATTAGGAACACTCTGGCCAAAAACACACACATACGAAATCTTTCAACATGGCTCTGAAGAGATTAGCAAAGACCCTAAGTTTCAAAAGTACAAAGGTAAGCTAGACTTAATCTTCACTTCACCACCATACTTTGCGAAAGAGGCTTACTCTGAAGATGAAGAACAGTCATACAAAAAGTTCTCTCAATACGATTTGTGGCGAGATGGCTTTCTTCGTAAGACACTTGAGACATGTGTAGAGTACTTGAAGAATGATAGATATCTGTTATGGAACATTGCAGATGCCGTGTTCGATGGTGACATGTTACCACTTGAGCAAGACTCAATGGACATTCTGACAAGTCTTGGTATGCAGTATCGAGGTAAGTTGAAGATGGCACTCGCACAAATGCCAGGTGGTAATCGAATCGATACAGAGACTGGCTTGCCAAAAGCGAAAAACTTCTGTAAGATTAAAGGTGATATGTGGCTGAAGTACGAACCAATTTTCATATTTTACAAGCCATGATGTTGTAAAAATACAACAAAAAAACACTTGACAGGACCTCGGTTCTGTTGTATACTGTAGTCTGATTAATCGAAAAGGACACTGTATGCCGATTACTTCCCTCAATGACTTGATAGATGCTGATGAAATGCAACTATCGTTTGTAACTATGGATGTAGTAGAATTGATTGAAAGCCAAGGTATTCAAACTTTTCTTTGTGAACTTCTGTCTCAGAAACCTGAGTTGAGACAACAACTTTCTGACTACTTGACAAGCACCGCCGAATGTGCTATACTGTAGTTTGATTGATTGAGATAAATACACTATGACAAATTTTTCTGTTGAGTCTAAGTCCCAACTAGCCAAGTTGATGGCTAATGAAGACATTCAAATTGTACATGCGCCTGTAAAAACCGCATCCTTTGATTTAAAATCTCGCACATTGACCTGCCCTATCTGGCAAGAAATGACTGGCGAGTTGTACGACCTTTTGATGGGCCATGAAGTTGGTCACGCATTAGAGACACCTGAAAAAGGTTGGCACACTGCCACTTCGAAAAAAGGCAAAAACTTTCGACATTTCCTGAATGTGATTGAAGATGCCCGTATCGAAAAGAAAATCAAACGCCGTTATCCTGGTCTTCGTAAATCGTTTGTCAATGCATACCATGGTCTTTTTAAAAAAGGTTTCTTTGGTGTTAAAGAAAACGAAATCGATGGTCTGTTTTTTATCGACCGTCTGAATCTCTATACAAAATCCAGTTACACTCTGCCTGTCAAATTCAATGATGAAGAAACCTTGCTGGTCAAGGAAGTAGAATTATGCGAAACATGGGAAGATGTTGAACGGGTTACTACAAAAATCTTTGGCTACTCAAAAGATGAGCAGAACAAGGCTAATGAAGAAGCCGCTAAGAAATTAGAAAAGCAAACGGCTGAAGAAGCCGATGAAGAAAAATCTGAATCACAATCTAGTGAAGATGATTTTGATTCTGAAGAAATGGAAGATGACTTCGGCGGTTCCGATGAAGGTGATTCCGACTACGGCGATGATGTTGGTGAAGAAGAATCAGAAGCCGAAACTTCTGGTGAAGGTGATTATGAATTTGATGATTCCGATGAAGAAGATGATTCTGAATCTGAAGAATCCGATGTTGGTTCATCTATCAATCGTTATAAAGAATCTGCCGAATCGTATAAGCAACCAGTTTGCAAAACCGATGAAGAGTTTCGCCGTAATGAATCTTCTCTGTTAGATGAAAAATCTAAACAATATGTGTATGCAAATGTTCCAACTGTAAACTTGGATAAGATTGTTACACCTGCCAAGCGAGTCAATGAACAAATTTTGAATCACTACTCTGATAACTATCCTAATCTGAGTGGTCAAAAATTGTTGAATGAATTCCGTTCTAAAAATGACCGCTACATTGGTTTGTTAGCTAAAGAATTTGAAATGCGTAAAGCCGCAAAATCATATTCTAAATCTAAATTGTCGAACACTGGTGATATTGATATTAGCAAAATCTATAATTACAAAATCGATGACCAAATCTTCCGCAAGGTTATGCGAGTGCCAAAAGGCAAGTCTCATGGTCTAGTGATGTTGCTCGACAAGTCTGGTTCCATGAATGATAACATGGCTGGTACTATTGAACAATTGTTGATTCTAGTTTCCTTCTGCCGCAAAGTGAACATTCCTTTTGTTGCATATGGCTTCGGTGATGAAGTTGGTGTTCGTAACATGGATTTTCCAAATGATAAAGTAAATGTTTGGGATACTCGTAATTTCAAACAATTTTCTGAGAATAATGGTGACTTGTATTTTAACAAAGTGTTCCTGCGTGAGATGATTAATTCTCGCATGAGTACCACTGAGTTTAACAAAGCAATGATGGCTCTGGTATTATTGATGAAGTCATATTCAAAGTCCAATGGTTATTATTCAAGATGTCGTACTCCTGATAGTGAATCGTTATCGAATACTCCTTTGAATGCCGCTTTGGTTGCATTGAAACCAGTTGTTGAGAATTTCAACAAAGTGAACAATATTGAAATTTCAAACATTGTTATTTTGCATGATGGTGATTCTGATTCATGCAACCATGTTCACGATGGTTCTCATTTGAAAAACTTCAAGTCAAATGACAATGTTATTTTGCGTGAGCCAAAAAGCAAAATGCAGATTAAAGTTGACAATCGTGATTATCGTGGCATGACTGCTAGCCTTATGCAAATGTTGCAAGTGACTACCAATTCAAAAGTTGTTGGTTTCTACATAACATCAGCAAAAACTAGCGGCATTAAAAATGCAGTGTACAGATATTATGCCGATGAAAAAGGTGAGACCTTGTTTAAAGATGGTTTTGTTCCAGAACATGAATTTCAACAAAGGCAAGAGAAGGCTGGTGAATTGGGTAAACTAATGCGTAAGCAAAAGTTTATTGAATCATATACAAAAGGCTACAACCGTTTCTATTTGATTCCTGGTGGTTCTGAATTGGCTGTTGAAGATAATTCTATTGAAGTTGAAGGCAAGATTACTTCCAATAAACTTGCTACCGCTTTTATGAAATTCTCTAAAAATAAACAAGTGAGCCGTGTTCTAGTCTCAAAATTTATCGACCAAGTTGCAGTGTTGTAAAAATACAACAAAAAAAGACTTGACAAAAGGTAGGTTTTGAGTTATACTGTAGTTTGATTAGTTGATGTTGAAAGGTTTTTATTATGTCTAGAAGTGATAACCGTGATAAGTTTTTCAGTTTGATTGCCGCTACTGGTCAGACCAGTATCACAATTAAAGAAATTCAAACCATTTGTGATGCCAACGGAATGAAAATTCCGCAATGGTTTACAAAAGAAGAAGAGAACCGCCTTGGTCGTGGTTTGTATAAAGTTCCTAATTCGATTGTGGCTCCAGCATCCACTGCCAAAGTGAATCTGACTGCACAGGTTTTGAAGATGCCTGTACAATCGCCTGCACCTACTACAATGCAAAAAATTACAAACCTTGTGACTGACATGGAACAGATGAATCTGGTTCCTGCTCAGTATCCCAACTATGTGCCTTTTGGTAATTATGAAGATTTGAATCGTATCATCGGTTCAAGTAAATTCTATCCAGTGTTTATCACCGGTCAATCTGGTAACGGCAAGACCATGTCCGTTGAACAAGTGTGTGCTAAACTGAAACGCAAATTCGTTTGTATTTCAATGACGCCTGAAACCGATGAAAGTGATTTGCTTGGTAACTACATTCTAATCAATGGTGAAATGGTATGGCGTGATGGTCCCGTTACTGTTGCGGCTCGCCAAGGTGCCGTTTTGTGTATCGATGAAATTGACTACGGTGCTCAGAACCTTTCATGCCTTCAGCGTGTCCTTGAAGGTAAGCCGTTCCTTTTGAAGAAGAAAAATGAAGTGATTGTGCCTGCCGCAGGTTTCACTATCATTGCTACTGCAAATACAAAAGGTAAAGGTTCAGATGATGGTCGTTTCATGTACACCAATGTTCTGAATGAAGCCTTCCTTGAACGATTCCCAATTACCTTCGAACAAGGTTGGGCTCCCAATAATGTTGAGAAGAAAATCGTTAAGAAAGAATTGTCGAGTGAAGGTCGTGCCGATGATGCATTTGCTGATAACCTTGTTACATGGGC